TCTACTTGGTTTGGCGTTACCGTTGAGGTAAAGAGCAACACCGGCTCGCCTGTGACCATCTATGGCATCAACATGCAAGAGGGCATCCTCAGAGCCTCCGACCTCCCGTAACCCCCGCACGAGACCATGAGCATTCACCTTCTTGCCAGCCTTTTCTCTGAGCTCAAACACTGCACCTCGTACCCGACGCGTGACGGCATTGTGGTCAAGACGCCGGGCAACATGCACATCGAGGTGGTGACACGCCACTTTGACGAGCCTGCCGTCCTGCTTGCCCTTGAGGGCATCGTGTCGGCTCTGCAGGAGCGGGTCTCGCTGTCTGGCAAGCCGCTCGTGGTAGTCGAGACACCGACCTCGTCTGGCATCACCTGGGAGTTCAAGGAGGAGCAGCCCAAGGATGTCACCATCGGCAAGGTGGTCAACCTCGAGCAGCCCGGCTGGGTCAAGGCCAAGATGGCCGGCAAGCTCGAGCTCGCTGCCGACATCGTCAAGCTTGAATCCGTACCAGTAGCCATCAAGGCACCAACCAAGCGTGGCCCCCGCAAGAAAGGATAGGACCATGAGCGACGCAGCAGTAGCCTACAACAGCAGCAAGAACGGGGTGCTCTGGCAGGTGGCCGACTTACCCCTACCGCTGCGCACTCTCGACCCTAAGACACCCGTTTTTGCCGCTGCTGTGCGCACCCTGCAAGCCCAGCATGGCGTGCCTGCCGACGGCAAGCTCGGTCCCGGCACCCTCGCTGCTTTCAAGGCACCGCCTGCCGCACCTGCTGCACCTGCCGCACCCATCAACATCACCGAGGCTGCTCTGGCTCTCATTGCCACTGCCACTGTTGAGGCCAACAAGGGCGTCCGTGAGGTTGGCAAGAACGCAGGTCCCGATGTCGAGAAGTACCTGCACTGCCTCGGGATGACCAAGGGCTCCCCTTGGTGCGCTGCCTTTGTGAGCTGGTGCGTCATGACTAGTCGTGGTCTGGCTAAGCCGCCCAAGTGGTGCAGCGGCTCGGCCGTCTCGCTCTTTCAGATGAGCCGCAACAGCAAGACCTGCGTCTATGTCGTGCCCACCGAGATGGAGTATCAGGCTAAGGTCAAGCCGGGCTACATCTGGTCACGAGCTCAGGATGCCACGGCTGCAGCTGCAGCTCGCAAGGGCTCCTGGTGCCAAGGTCACACCGGCATCGTGGTCGCTGTCGACGCCATCGGCTTTCATACCATCGAAGGTAACACGAACGCTGCTGGCTCACGCGAGGGCGACGGTGTCTACCGCAAGCTGCACAAGTGGTCCGACGATGCCATCATCGGCAAGACGGTCGGATGGTTCGACCCTGCAACAGTCTAGGAGACAACATGGTGAAGTTCACAAACAGCAAGGGCAAGCTCAACTGGGGCCTTGTCATCGGTGGTCTTGCCGGAACCGTCGTTCCCGTCATCGTGACGGCAATCACAGGCGGTGCTGGTGCAGTCACCATTCCCATGTGGATTGCCCTCGCTTCTGGCATCTCGGCCCTCGCTGCCGGCAATGTCGAGCTCAAGACCCCTGTTGACCGCGCTCTCGATGTAGACGCAGCAAAGACGAGCGTTGACACTCATGGCGAGTGACAGCCGAGGGCCCATCGAGACCATCGCTGCCAAGGCCGTTATCGGCCTGCCGACGATGTGGCGCGTCGTCACCGTCATTGGCTCTCTTGCCTCGACTATCATCCTCTTGCTTGGCTCCTTTGCCTTCAACATGATGCGCGAAGAGTGGAAGGAGCTCAGGGCCGAGGTCAAAGAGATGCGGTACCGGCTCGACAAGATGCCCGACGGCCAGACCCTCAACCGACTGGCTGACGATGTCCAGGACCTTGGCAGGCGGCTCGGTCGGCTCGAGAACCAAGTCAACAGCTTGGATGAGTAGCCAGCTCGTCTAGACTTATGGTGTGACCGGTTATTCACGGATGCGGGTCCTAACGGGGCCGGTCACACCACCCTAGTCTGCTTTCAAGTGCTGCCATGTCTGGCCGTTCGGCAGCTGCACATTCGGCCCAAACCAGTCAGCCTGGACACGCACCTCGACAAAGCCGCTCGACACCTCGAGGTCGGGCTTGTGGTCGTCGTTGTCGACGCCATGCACCATCATCTGCACACCGTCTGGAGTGCGTCTGAGCACGGCAAAGGCACAGCCGAGGGCCTGCGCTGCTACCGTACCAGCCGCCCACTCGGCAGCGTCGATGCAGAGGTCACCTGTGCCCGGGCTCATGCACTCGTAGACCTTGACCAAGATGAAGTAGTTGCGACTGGTGCCGCGCTTGGTCAGGATGAAGTCGGCAAACGGCTGCGAGGCCAGCGACCACGAGTAGCCGGTGGCTGCTGCCACCGTCCTCATCATCACCTCTCGGCGGTACTCAATCGGGTCTCGCTTGTAGGACGCGGTGCTCATTGTCTGGCTTTCCTTTGGTGGTAGTAGGCTCTGCCTTTGATGCGCTGCTGCTCGAGGTAGGCTTCACGCAAGGCAGGGTCGGCATCACGCTCGGCCTTGCACTTGGCATTCCACCGCCGAGTGTACTCGGTGCACGCTGCCCGGCGCTTCTCGGTCTTGACCTTGGCAACCTTAGCCACCGTCTCGGCAGCCGCATCATCCTCGGCGCGCTTGGCCTCTACAACGGCTGTGATGCGGGCGATAGCATCAGCCCGCTGCTCTGGTGTCATCTGCTTCATGCCTTGCCCTTATTGCGGCGGTTGCGCTTGTACTCGGCCTGCTTGGCTCGGCGGCGGTCTGCCTGCTCCTCGGGTGTGAGCTCAGCGACGGCAAGCCGCTGGGCCGTCATGGGGTTGATGGCTGCTCTGACCTGCATGGCCGTGTCGTGGTCTAGGTTGCCGCGCCTTTTCTCACGCTTGATGATGGCGGCCGAGCGGGTGTGAATGATGCGGCGCTCCATCCACTTGTAAAGGTAGTCGGCCTCCTCGTTAGACTTAGCCATGATGCTGGCCTCGATGTCTTGCCGGGCCTCTGCCTCGGCCTGCTCAGTGATGGTCCTGCCGACCTTGCGCTCGTAGATGCGCCAGGCGACTACCCGCTCGTGCAGGCACTTGGCGATGATTTCATGCAGGGGCGTTGCGTATGCCTCGTCAATGGCCGGCACCAGCTGCACAGACGGCTCGAGGTTGAGCGGTGTCACTACCTTTGGCCGACCTCGCTTGTTGGTCACAACCTTGGGGGCAGGCTTGGCCATCACCTTGAGCACGACGGGGGCAGGGGCAGGCACCAGTGCACGCTCGGCCTCAAGGGCTGCCTTGGCTTTGGCGCGACGGGCTCGGCTCTGCTCACGCTTGCGCCGCAGGTCCTCCTCCTCACGCTGCGCTAGGGTCATGCCCCGCTTGGCTGCGATGGCTGCCTCACGCTTGGCTTTCAGACGGTCCTGCTCGGCTTGATGAGCAGCGGCCTTGGCTCTAACCCGCTTGGCCTTGGCGATGTTGCGCGCCTTGTCCTCCTCGGTGAGCTGGGGCAGCAGTTCTACCTCAACCTCACGCATGCGCCGCGCCTTGTCCTCAATCTCGGTCTTGCGCCGCTTCTCTTTGGCGCGCTCCATCACCTCACGCTCGGCCGAGCTCAGGCGCTCATGGTTAGCCATGGCTTTCTGGTTCACCAGTGTGTCGTGCGTGCTCAGGCTGGTACGGCCCGGGTAAGAAGCGCGCTTCTGCCCTGGGTTGTCGATGCGCTCGAGCACGCTCTTGCACGACTCGAACTTCGACACGATGGGCGCTGTGCTGTGTGCCTGGCTGATGTCGAGCATCAGCTCCTTGCCCTCGAGCCTCGGCACCGGCGTGTTGGCGTGCATGGGTGACAGCCAGTAGCCACGAGCTGCAACGAGCCGTCGCATGGCGATGGCCTCAAGCCTGTCTGGTTTGGCGATGTCGCCCTCATCATCAAGCGGGTTGCGCCGCACTTGCTTTGCGTTCATCAGTTCCATCGGGTCACCATCGGTCGATTTTGTCAGCGTAAACAGAGATAAGAAGAATGATGCCCATGACCACGATGACCGGGTCACGCATCAGGATGTCCATCACGGTTGTGTAGATGGTACTCATGGCTTGTCGTCGAAGTTGCGCACCATCAGCCAGGTAACATAGGTAAAGAACAGCACCATGAACGCGAGCAGCAGCATGTCGGGCTGCACCTTGCGCTCGTCTGGCACCAGCTTCACGCCGAGGATAAGGTAAGAGTAGGCGGTGCTCATTTGGCTTGTCTCCTTCTCAGTGTGAGGTGTTGGCGGTAGTAGGCACCGCGCTCGCTGGTTGCCTCGGTAACAGGGGCAGGCAGGCTCATCGCAGTGTTGCGGTAGGCTCGTACCACGCTGCTGATGGCCTCGGTAAAGACGGCCCCTGCCGAGACTGTGATGGGCTCGTCCATGTCGTCGTAGGTCAGGCTGGCAATGAACAGGCCACCCTCGCTCAATCGCAGGTTCATGCGCAGCATGCCGTAGGTTGAGGTCAGGCCCATGGTCCAAGGCACCGGGGTGTGAGAGCCGAGGCTGTAGACTCGCCCCTCGCTGACGGCGTGCCAGTCGCCACCAAAGTGAAGCTCGAGCAAAGCCTTGGTAGGCATCAACGGTCTGGTCCATTCCTCGGTCATCCTAGCCTCCGTCTGTTGAGCCGCGTGACCACGGCCCCTTGAGTCTTGCCCACTCGGCTATCCAGATGGCGTCCACCTGGTCGAGCGTAAAGGTGCGGCCCCAGCGCGACTCGGCTGCCTGCTTGATGGCTCGCTTGTGTGATGCGTACTCTACCTTCTTGGGCAGCTTCATGTCGGCCTGCCAAGTGCCAGGCGTTACGCTCGACACGCGGGCCTTGCTTAGGATGAGGCCGGCCCATGCCTCGCCATAGACGCGGCCAAAGGTGAAGGTGCTGCTCAGGCCCTGCTTGGGCATGGCTCCAACGCGCTCGATGGTTGCTGCGTGGATGTCGTCACCCAGCTCGGCTAGGTGGTCACCGATGATGAGGGCAATGCGCCCCTCGGTGTCTGCTTGGTTGAAACGAGACACCTTGAGGATGGTGCCGTCTGCGTCCACAGAGGCAATGGCTCCGCTCTTGCCCGGGTCCACGCCGGTGTAGACGATGCGGGTCACAGCAGCTTCTCGCGCTTCATGGCTCGGTGCAACGATGCCTGCAACACAAAACAGAAGCCGTGCTCATAGTGGTAGGTTGACCAGTCCTCCTTGAGCTCGGCATCTGCCATCTCACAGCGCAGCTCACCATCGGCCGTGGGTGTAACCTCAATCGCCTCGAGGGTCAGACCGCGAGCAGCAAGCCAGCCCTTGACCAAGGTGTCAAAGCTCGGGTCATGGTGCACATGCATGCCGGGCTTGCGAAGCGGTGCCACCTGCGGCTCGATAGCCTGACGCAGTGCCTTGAGCCGGTCCTCGCGCTGCCGCTTGGCAGGGCTATCGAAGATGTGCCGAAAGCTGATGTCGGTGCTGGTGCCGTCCATGCGGTGCAGCCAGAAGCAACGGTCCTTGCCGGCCTGCTCGACCGTGAAGTGGCTGATGCCACAGCCGCGCTTCTGCTCGGCCTCTGCGTGCAGGTTGGTGGCAGCGACCAGCAGCAGGGCGTTCATGCGTTCGATGCGCTGGCCGTTCTTGACGGTCTCACGGATGCGGTAGATGTGCTCGAGCGCAGCGGCCTTGCTGCCCCAGGCGTTGTCCAACAGTTCGTATTTAGTGCTCACAGCAGCCCCCTGCGGTTGGCCTCGGTGCGGTACATCCAGACCGAGATGGCAGCGCGCTTGAACTTCCACTCTATCGCAGCCCGGCGCTCGGCAATGTCATCCCTCACGGCCTCATTGACCAGGTGCGGGTAGGGCGCGTTGATGACAAACGAGTCACCCTCGGCCAGCGCAGCCTCCTCAAGGTGGATGCCATTGAGCATCACGATGTATCGGCCCATGTCGGCCTCGGCTGCCTTTATCTTCTCAAGGATGTTCTTGTCGTCGTCAGCCATGCGGGTCTCACGGTTATGCGCGGGTATGCGCGGTTATGGGTAGTTATGAGCTGGTATGGTCATGCCAGACCTCGGCGCTTGGCCTCGGTTTCCATCAGAGCGCACACCTTCGACAGCTCGGTGGTCTCGGCCTCGATAGCATGCTCCTCCTCATCGAGGCCCATGATGACCAGCTCACAGAACAGCCGGCCATGCCCGGTCTCGTCGGCCTGCCACTTCTTGGCTTGGCTCCCCTCGAACTTGAGCAGAGCCATCTTGAAGCGCATGCTGCGGCGCTCGAGGTGCTGGACCATCTCTTTGTGCAGCCAGATTTGCTCGTTGAGCTCGGCTATCGTCATCTCACGGAGGGGCTTGGTCATGGTGCTACCTCGAGCGCGGCAACAAGGGCCTCGACCTCGGTGGTCTTCCAGATGCCCAGGTTGATGGTGTGACCTGCGCTCTTGCCCTTCTGGATGCGTGCACCACCGACAGCCCAAAAGCCACTGATGTTCACCGACACGGTAGCTTCGGGGCCCCATGCCTCACGCACCAGAGCAAGCAAGCAGCCCATGGTGGCAGGGTCGGTGAGGTCGGGCAGAGAGCCGGGCTCGGGCTCATGCGACGACAGAAGGATGCGATAGTAGCCCGTGTCACCCTCATGGCCTGCTGGCACGGCCACCTTCATGCCCGGCATCCACCGCCACCGCTTGCAGGCCACAGCGCGCTGGCCCAACTGTTCGAGAACTTCTAACTGTTCGGTGCTCATGGCTTCACCTGCTTCTTGGGTCCACGCACGCGGCGGTACTGGTCGTAGGTCTTCTGGTTGAGCTCAACCGCTGCCATCACCAACATCGGGCTTGGCATCGACCAACCTGCCGGTGGCTCGTGCAGCCAAGACGACTCCATGATGAGCAGGTTGCACCACCATGGATGCACCGTCTCAGTCTCGCATGCAACCTTTTGGCGCTGCAGCAACAGCTGCCGGCTAATGCCGAGCAGGTCAGACAATCTGCGCTGCGTTCCGTGCAGCTGCTCGATGCGTGCCGTCAGCACATCACGAGCGTGGGGGTAGGGCTGGCTCAAAACGGCACCTCGTCAAGGTTGAGGGGCTCGCTGGCAGCCTCGGTTGCAGACAGGTCCTCGTCCTCGACCTCCTCGGCCGTCACCTCGACTGGCGGCGGCGGGGCAGGCAGACGCGCACCACCAACCGCAGTCGGGGTCGTCACCACCTGATGAGACACCACAGGGGCCTCTACCTGGTAGCCCTCGTGCTCGGCCTCGGCCTCGAGCGCAGTCGCCATCTCACTCGAGCTGGGCAGCATCTTGGCGGCGCGCTTGAGCACCGTCTTCTTTGCCATCTCGCCCCAGTGCTTTGTCCAGGTGCTGCTGTTGCCTGAGCTCGTGCGCCGCACATGCTCGACATCGGCATGGCTCATCCAAGTGAACAGACGCTCACCAGAGGTCAGCTTGGCGTAGCAGTAGACGCCGAGCACCTTGTCGTCGGCAGCGCGACGCAGGTTGGGCCGGTGCTCGAACTTGCTGTCCAGGTGGTAGGCAATCGAGAAGTCGTCACTCTCGTAGACGATGTTGGCCTCGATGGCGGCAATCTGACCAGACCGGCGGGCCAGCTCGATGTAGCCCTGATAGCCAATCTGCAGCGTGCACTCGCCACCTCGAGGAATGAGGTAGAGCTTGCCACCGTCCGGCTCGAGGCCGAGCTGGGCAGACTTGAGGAGGCAGCCGATGACCGAGGCAGGGCTGCACTGCTTGAGTGCCTGGCTGTTGTTGAAGACAGTCAGGTAGAGCCGGCGCATGCGCTCGGCGTTGAGGTGCGTCGGCAGCGCGTTGGCGACCTTGGCAAAGTTCTCGGGGTTGGCGAGCCAGCCCTCGACGGGATGTTGGTTCTTGCTAATCTGCATGCTCATGGGGGTCTCTCTCTTGCGGGGGTAGGGGTTGGGTTAGTTGGCGGCCTTGGCGGCCTTGGGCTTGCGAGGATTGGCAAACGGGCGCCGGTCCTTGTCGTATTGTTTTTGGAACTCGCGAGCCTTGGTGCGGAGGTCCTGCTCTTGAACCAACAGGTCAACGCTCTCCGCTGTCTCACGGCCCTTGCTGGCTGCAAGCACTTTGGCACGCTCCTCGGCTTTGGCGTCGGCCTGCTCGTGAAGGTCACGAAACTGTTGGCCAATCACACGAATGGGGTCAGGCAGGCGCCGCTTCTTGCGCGGGGCAGGCTCGTCCTGGACAATCACGGGCTCGACCACAGGCATGGCCTCGTCCTCGTTGGGCACCACCGTAGGCTCGGACGCCATCACAAAGGCAGTCAGCGCAGCGCGGTCACCGGTGAGGTGCAGGATGATAGCGTGCAGCTGCCAGCTGATGGCCTCATTGCGCTTGAGCTGCGCATCGAGCTTGCGCTCGAGGTCGTCAACCTTGGCATGCAGCGTCTCCACCAGCTCCTTCACGGTCCACTCGTCTCGGCTATCGGTAATCAATCTCATCTGGCTCATTTCATCCTCCTCTTGAATGCCCCTAGGCGGGGCGGGTGAGGCAGCACGCCGGGGCTTGCACCCGGCAGCAGGCTTAGTCCTCGAGCTGCTTGCTGAAGGTGACCCACTTCTTGCCAAGCGGCAGGTCCCAGACAAACCCCGAGACAGGCGCGGCAGGCGCGGGCTCCTCGGCCTCAACCTTGTCCTCGAGCGCAGCCATGCAGTCACCGGCAATCTTGTACAGCCGCACCGCGTGCTGCACCGCTGTCTCGTCACGCAGAGGCAGCACTCGGCGCTGCACGGCCAACATCACAATCTCAATCTTTAGCTGGTCACTCATGGCTCTATCTCCTCTACTCTGGCCCGACATTGGGCCGTAGGCAGCATGGCAGGGGTTGCACCTGCCACTGGGCTTAGCCCTTGCTGCGAGGTGCGGTCACACGGCACGAGGCCGACACCTGCGTCACCTTGCGGTAGTCTGCCACCAATGCTGGGTGGTCAGTCTCGAGCTTCTTGGTGTCGAGGCTCATGCGCTCCGACGCTGCGATGAAACTGCTCTTGATGCCGTCGGCCGAGGCCAGCTTGGCACCGGCATTGTGAGCCGACAGGATGATGCGCTTGGCTGCGTCACGCTGCTCGTCGAGGGCGTCAATCTGCTTGCCCAGCGAGACATAGGCAGCAAGGGCCTCGGCAACCTCGCCCTCCACCTCAATGGGGCCCTCAGAGGCAGGACGCACCGTGCTTGCGATGGTGCGCAGCCCGTCGGCATCAGTCGGTGCCGGCAACCGGTCGGCCGAGTCGGTAACCCATGCCATGACTGTCGGGCCAACCTGGGCAATCACATCGGCTGCGGCCTCGTCTGCCTCAATCTCGATAAGGTAAAACGAGAACACCGTCCACACAGCGAGGTAACCCACTGAAAGGCCTGTGCAATAGAGCTGAGTCTGCACTTGCCACCAGTAGTTTAGTCTCAAGTCGGCTCCCGACAGGTGACCAAAGCCGTTCTCGAGCACCTCGGGCCAGTCGGTGTTGCGTGACCGGTCGAGCTTGGCCTCAATGAGGCTCACGGCATTCATCGTCTCTTGGTCGATGATGAGCGCGTCAGGTGTGGCCGACACAGCGCCGAGGGCGATAGCCGTGCCCTTGACCATCTCAGGCTGGGGCGTGCTGTAGTAGGCACCGCCAGCGAGCTGCTGCAGACGACGCCATGCCATGCGCAGCACCGTGTCCTCGGCATCTTGCCCGTCCTGCATCGCATCAGAGCTGATGACCTCGGGGTTGCCGGCAAGTGCCTGGCGCTTGTCGATGACCAGAGAGAGCAGGCCACCGTAGGGCGAGACACCCAGCGCCTTGCCCAGTTCAGACGCGCCGAGGGTGTTGGCACGCTCGATGAGCCATGCCTTGCTGCCGTGCTCGTGCACCGGAATCTGACGCACTGCGTTGGGGTAGTTGACCTTAGACATAGGCCACCTCGCTGCGCACATGCTGGCTGACCACATCGGCCTGCTCGCTGAGACGGTCGATGCAGAACTCGATAGCAAGGCCGAGACCGTTGAGGTCGATGGGCGACTGGTCAGAGATAGCAATCGAGGTGATGGTCGTGCGGTTGCCCTTGGACCAAGGCAGGTTGACCGTGCGGTTGGCAATCACACGCATCTCGTGCAGCTGCTCGCCGTCGGCATCCTTCCCAGTCTCGAGGAGGGCCAGCGTGAAGCTGTAGTCCACCGAGGTGTTGGTCTCGTAGTTGGTCACACGGTTGTCGACTCGGGTGTCACCGATGATGCAGGTCTTGCTCTGCTTGAAGTCGGCACCGGTGATGGTGTTGACGAGGTGGACGAAAGTCTCAGACGCGTTGTCGATGGTAAGCCTCATGGCTTCTCTCCTGGGTGTGCCCCTAAGCGGGGCGGGGTGACTATGTAGGGTCGGCAGTTGTCGCTGCCGGTGAGAAGAGGTCCTAACAGGTATTCACCTGCCGTCAACTCCTTCGATGTCGATTTCTGCCCCCCGATGTCGATTTCTACTCAGAACGGAACATCACCACCAAAGATGTTCTCTGCCGCATCTTCGCTCGGCCACACATGCAACGCGTGCACCACCGTGCTCAAGTCGTACATGCGCACCTTGAAACCCGACACGCTAACCACTTTAGAAGTATTTGACCCCTTGTCACCAACAAGCCAACCGCGTGAAGCCCATGTCGCTGCCACAGCACCCGGCTGGTACCCTGCCGAGCGCAGCATGTCGTTGGCCGTCGCCATCACAAACTGCAGCTTGGGCCTGCCTGTCACCGCATCCACCGAGAAGGTCCCGATAGCATCTCGGCCGAGGGTCTTGGTCGCATCGCCATGGCCGTGCAGCTGCGCTGACCTAGACCAGCCCCATGAGATGAGCCGCTCCATCGCCTGCGTCGCCACATCGGCAGGACGGCCGGCACCGAGCATCGCTGCCCACCGCTCCTGGCACAGCCACGCAGCTGGCTTCATCTCAAGCCAACGCTCGGCCAGCTCGCCGGCAAGGTCAATCAGAGCGGCATAGGTTGACAGCCGAGACCCAATCGGGTGGCTCGGGCTCAGCTCCTCTACCGACAACGACCGAGCATGCACCAGCTCACGGTAACGAGCTCGCAGCTCTCGGCGCTCATCCTCTGTCAGCAGCGCCACCTTCTCGGCAAACATCCGGCCGGCGTGCCCGTAGTGGTCTGACAGCGTGTCGAGGCTTTGGCTCTGGTACACCGTCAAGGCCCTGATGGCCTCGGGGGTAGGCTTTGCCATAGGCAACCGCCAAGGGCTGCCTTGAATGGTCAGGATTCGCGCTCTGGCACCACCTGCGTCGCCAAACGCCGAGATGCTCTGCTCACCCGTACTGATGACCAGCGACTCGTACCGAGACACAGCACGCACACCACCGTCGGCTTTGCCACGCATCTTGCCCTCGGCATTGCAGAGGTCGTACACCATCGGCTGCACCATCTCGGGCTTGCTCGCTCGCTGCGTCTCATCCAGCAGCAGCGGCAACCCTCGCTGCGCATTGGCTACTATCTCGAGCGCAAACTTGGTGGTGTCCCAGCTGCGCATCGTCTGCGGCGAGCCATACACCGACGCTGCCACCAGCAAAGCCTTGGTCTTGCCTCGGCTCGACTCGCAGGCGATGTCCAGGACAAACACCGGGGCCGACACCACCCGCATCAAAGGCGAGGCCAACGCCACTGCCACCACCGTCGCCATGTCGGGGTGCTGGTCCACGATGTCTCGCAGCACCACCAGCTGCTTGGACGCTTCACCGCTCACAGTGAATGAGCCTACATGACGCGCCAGCTCAGGGTTGAGGTTCTCGAATGTCGGGCAACCAACACCGGCCTGCTTCTCGCCTATCAAGAAGCTCGGGGCAGTCCAGTCGGTGGCCCCATGCCAGCCCGTCACGCTTGCCACCATCTCCTGCGCCGCTCGCACCGTCCTAGCGAGGTACTGCGTCTCGGCCTTGCGCAGGTACAACACCACCTCACTGGCGCATGTCGAGTCCACTGGGAAACCACTGCTTGCCAGCGCCACGATGCCACGAGCATTCAGCAGCGTGCCTCGGTCCACGATGACCTGCTGCGGCTTATCGAACCGACCGAACTCACCTGCTCGAGGTGTGCACCACTTCACCACCATCGACCGAGTGCCATCTACCGCGTCAACACGAACACCTGCCACCCACAATGGCTGTGAGCTCACCAGCGTCGGCTCCTTCTTGCTGTCGGCAGGCAACCGTATCACCGCACCGCTCTTGGTGAACTCGTAGCCGTCCGGCACCCATGCCTCCTCACCAGGTGGCTTCTCGGTGCAGAGCTCCTCCTCGTAGTAGGGTGCCTCCTCGGGCAAAGGCACATCGTCTACCACCACTCGCTTGGCCTCAAGCTGCAGCTTCACCTCCGTCAACCCCTGCTCTTGGTGCAGGTCGTTGAAGTCCGTGCCCTTGCTGTCGAGGTCGTCAAACACAGGCCACCGCACCTCGCCCCTCACTGCCTCGGCCGCTTCACGCGCCTTGGTCAAGCCGGGGTTACCCTCCGTCATGCGGTCATCGTCAGCGCACAGGATGATTTGGCTACCTGGCATCATCCGACGAGCCATCTTGGCTACCGCCATCAGCTGCGTCGTGTCACCAGCTGCAAGCACCGTCCAACCTGTGGCCTCATAGACACTGATGCCTGTCGCCAACCCCTCGCAAATCGCAACCGTGTCGCTGCTGGCCTTGATGGCAAAGTAGGTGCCCACCCGTGTCGCGTTCTTCTGGTACCGCTTCTGCCATACGCCATCTTTGTCCTGCCAGATGCGCTGCATGTTCACCACACGCTGCTTGTCGTCTTTGAGCGGCACCACCAGCGTGCCTCCGTTGCGGTACAGTCCAGGCACCGACCCGACACCCTTGTGCTCGAGGTAGCCAAACGCCACCTGCACCGGCTTTGCCTTGGCTATCTCGGCCGTCACCTCGTTGATGGCAGCCTCGGCCTTGTCCACCTTCACCTTGGCAGCCTCGGCTATCTTCTTCTTCATCGCTGCCGTTGCCTCCTCGATGCTTACCTCGGGACGCTTGTTTGCCGAGCTCGACCACTTCACATCCGGCTGACCAGCTGCAAGGTCGTTGAACACACCCACCACAACACCACTCTGGCCGGGGCCGTCGTTGAGGTGGACCACATACCAGCCGTTCTTCTTGTCGGGCTTCGACACGGTCGGCACGCGGTGGTGCTCGCCATTGGCTATCACACCGTCGGGGAATAGGAGACCGCGCTCGGCCTCTGCGGCTTGAGCAAACAAACTCAATACATCTTGCATGATACCTCGTGGGGGCTTGCAAAAACTAGGCACCTCGGGTATACCGAGGCCCATCAGGTTGATGAGCCGTTGTCGCGGCTCGCTGACCCTTATGCCGCTCTGACTACCTCCTGTCAAGAGCAGCTGCACGAGGTCCTCTCATTGCTGTCGTGGCATCAAGTGAGAGGGCCTCGATGTCTTTTGGGTTGGAGTGCTGGTGACGCTCACGGTGCATCGGCCTCGGTCCTTCGCGCGCGCGAGAAAGTCAGCTTTGGCGACTTTTGCCGGGCCTCTGCCGAGCCTTGCCAAGGAGCCCCAACGAGGTTTCAACGACTTAGCCGCCGAGCGGTAACATAGCATGTTACTCTGATGTTACCGCTGATGTTACCGCTTATGTCTCTGTTTTGTTTATAGATAGTAGTTAGTTTTTGATACGGTAACATGAGTAACATCCAAAACAAGCACCTATACGCGCGCGCGCGGGCACGCGCACCCGCTCAAGGAGGTCCCTCTCGATTTACACATGGTATGTCGAAAAATCGTGTTACTATGTTACCGCTCCGATTTCGCTAGGTAGTTCAAGGGGTTGCGGCGGTTTTGCGGTAACAACCTCGATGTTACCATGTTACCGCTGGCCCTTCAGGTGCCACTTGACCTGCCAAGCCACCGGTGCCACAATCGGCTCTATGGCACTGAGCAACGAACAGCGGGCCGAGGTCCTGCGGCAGGCATGGGAGCTGCGGCTGGGTGGGTGGTCTCACAATGACATCGCCCGCAAGCTTGGCATCAGCCGGCAGCTGGTGACCGAGGTGCTCACGCAGCACCGCAAGGAGCTCGAGGAGTATGTCCTGGCTAATGCCACCGAGGAGCGGAAAGAGGCAGCTGCTCGGCTTGACCACCTGTTGCAGTCGGTGTGGACGCAGGCCAAGGAGGGCGACCTCAAGGCAGTGAGCACGGTGCTGTCCATCGAGGAGCGTCGGGCCAAGCTCAACGGTCTCGACGCTGTGACCAAGTCGGCTCTCGACCTGACCAGCGGTGGCGAGCCTATCAAGTTCACGGTCACGATACCGCGTGTCATGCGTGTCGATGAGGGTGAGTAGTGGCTAACGCCGAGGTCATCCTACCTGCCCTGTATGCGAAGCAATGGGATGCCATCAACGACCCGAGCCGCATCGTCTGCATCGAGAGCACGACCAAGAGCGGCAAGACCACCTCGGCCATCGTCTGGCAAATCAAGCAGCTGCTCGAGGGGCCATGCGACGCCGAGCACTGGTGGGTTGCGCCGGTGTACGAGCAGAGCATGATGGCCTACCGCGTCGCATGGTCCTTGCTGCGTGGCAAGCCGGGGTTTCGGCAGGCGCTGGCCGACAAGGCAATCATTGCACCAGGTGACCGCCGGTGGAGCTTCCGGTCTGCCGACAAGCCCGACAACCTCTATGGCTCTGCAGTGACCAGCGCCGTCCTGGACGAGGCCTCACGCATGAAGGATGACGCGGTGGACGCTGTGTACAGCACCACCACCAAGACACGGGGCAAGCTGCGGCTGTGTGGCAATGTGCGAGGCCGAGCCAACCGTCACTACCAGTGGTCTCGCAAGGGTGAGTCGGGCGAGCCGGGCTTTGCCTACCACCGCCTGACGGCCGACGACGCGATTGCCGGCGGGCTGTTCTCGGAGTCCGACCTCGAGATGGCACGACGCTCGCTGCCGGCGGCTGTGTTTCGAGAGCTGTACTACTGCGAGCCTGCCGACGACGGTGGCAATCCTTTTGGCATCGACTCAGTACGGGCCTGCGCTGAGCTCAACAACGGCTTGCCGACGGGCAACCCAGTGCGGGTGTGGGGTTTAGACATAGCCCGCAAGCGCGACTACGCGGTGCTGATGGGGCTCGACAGTAACCGCCATGTGTCAGTGATGCACCGGTGGCACGGCCTGAGCTACTCCTCGCTGGTGGCCGAGGTGACGCGCATCGTTGGTGCCGGCAGCAAGTCGTGCCTGTTCTACGATGCGACGGGCGTTGGTGACGCGGTTGGCGAGCAGCTGGTGTCGTCCAGGCTGTGGTGCGAAGCGTTCATCTTCAGTTCTGCTAGCAAGCAAGGATTGATGGAGGGGCTTGCACTGGCTCTGCAACAAGGTAGAACGAGCGTGCTCGACGGCCCGCACCGCGCTGAGCTCGAAGCGTTCGAGTATGATGTAAAGCAGGGCCGAGTAGTGTATGGCGCGCCGAGCGGTGTGCACGACGACACGGTGTGTGCTCACGCTTTGGCGTGGTACGGTGCCGAGCGTATGGGAATAACAGCGCAAACACGGCGTGCCTACATGGGCAGCGCGGTGGCAACCACGAACAGAGGCACGACATGGTAAAGCCGGTACTGGCTAACGGTGTGATTCCGATGACGGCAGCGCAGGCAAGCGCGCGCGTCAACATGTCTGGCGCTCGTAACGCTCGAGCTGGTCTGCCTGATGCCGACCCGAATCTGACATTCCTGCCTACCGACCGCCGAGGAGTAGGCGGCCTGCCGGGCAAGTATGCCGAGATGATGCAGACGCATGTGGGCATTGCATCGGCCGTGTACTGGGCAATCAACGAGGGCTCGGCTCTGCCCAAGGAGGTGGTGTGGACGCACCATCGAGACCCGGGCACCGAGGAGCTGGCGTTCATGGACCTGTGCCGGGCTGCGACCATCGAGGACGCGGTCGTGTACGAGGGGATGATTGAGGGCGGCTCTGCGCTGTGGTCATACCCTTTGCTCGACACTTTCATGGGGTTTGGCCTCATGTTTCCTCGTCGGCTCAACGACACGCAGATTGAGTGGTACCCAGTCGCGCACAATGCGGTGATGCTGTGGCGTCCTGACGGTCACCTTTTTGGCGGCGCTCGGTTCTCGACGCCCAACGGCTATGACGACCTCGATGCGAGCCAGCTGGTGCACACGGTCTACGGCACTGCCGGCGCTATGGAGTTCGAGGGCCGCTCGATGCTGCGTGACTGCCTGCAGCCGTTCGAGCTATGGAAGCAGATTGCCATCAACGCAGGCATCTACAACCAGCTGAGCTGGGGCTTCTTGGACATCGCCTACGAGCCAAGCGTCACCGAGGATGACATCGACGCGTTCAACACCTTTGGCCAGCAGTTCTCTGACGGCCAGCGCAAGTACCTGCTGCGACCCAAGCAGGTCGATGTCGAGATGCGCTACCCGAGCGGCACTCCCCCTGCCATCATCGAGCAGCTCGAGTATTGGGACCGGCAGATTGAGAAGAAGCTCAACGCTCCTCTGGCTGGCATTGCTCAGTTCGGCTCTCGTGCGATGGCCGAGACCTTGGACGGTGCAGCAGGTCGCAAGGCCAAGGCATGGCTCAACAATGTTTTTGACCGTGCGAGCCGGGGCATGTTTCAGTGGCTTGCCAACGATGTGGGCTACACGGGCAAGCTGCCTCGGGTGCAGGTGCAGTCGGCCGAGCTGACGACGGGCATGGACGGTTGGGCAGCCTATGTGCAAGGTGTCCAGGCGGGTCTGCTGACTCGTGCAGCTGGTGACGAGGCATGGGCACGCAAGGTGATTGGCGCTCCTGACCTGCCGCCGCAAGAGACGGTTGAGGTGACGGCCGAGACACCGGCCCCGCTTCTGGTCGGCTCGTTGCAGATTGCGCAGCAGGTGCTTGGCATGCTGGTGGCTACCCCTGCTAACCCGGCACCGTTGGCCCCCGAGGCAGCGGCGCTTCTGCTTGTGTCGGCAGGCATGAGCCGCACGACGGCCGATGCGATGATTGCAGCCCAGCTGGCTATGCCAACGCCTATGGCTGTCGCTGGCGCGGCACCGGTAGCAGGCGAGGCCCCTGCGTCACCTGAGACGGCAGCAGCGGTTGTGCCTCAGGTGCAGGTGAGCAAGAACATCGAGGTACCTGCCACGATTGGCGACAGCGCGGCGTTTGCGCCTGTGCCGACGGCTGGTGCAGAGACGGCGATGGCCGAGTCGGATGTGGACCTGCAGCCGACTGACGAGATGAGCGAGATTGCCGCTCGTGCTTTAGAGTGGCGTGCCGAGTACGGCCGAGGTGGCACCGAGGTTGGTGTGGCTCGCGCTCGTGACATCAGCGGCGGCCGCAACCTGTCACCTGATACGGTGCGCCGGATGGCCAACTACTTCAGCCGTCATGGCAGCGACAAGGATGCATCTGGCTTCAATGACGGTGGCGAGGGCTTCCCCTCGGCAGGTCGCATTGCATGGGACTTGTGGGGCGGCGATGCTGGTGCGGCATGGGCCGAGCGCAAGGTTGCCGAGCTCGAGCGTCAAGCCGACGCTGGCGACAAGGCTGTGATACTGTCAGCGTCACTGGCCGAGCGGCCCGATGTGGTGGTGCCTGACTCGGTGCGAGCTGCAGCTGCAGCGGCGCTTGAGGCCCACCGTTCTGTGAGCAAGGGCAAGACCTCGGACACCGAGGCTCTGCTGATTGCGCGTGACCTTGCAGCCGGCAAGCGGTTGGCATGGTCCCGGGTGATGCGCCTGGCAGAGTGGTTTAGTGCTACGCTGCCGAGGGTAGCCAGCACGAAGTCGTTTACTGATAAGGGCGCTAGCTATCACTCGTACCAGCTGCGAGGCGGCAACGAGGCCAAGCAGTGGGTGCGCGGCCTGATGATGGCCTATGCCTCGGCAGCTCACCATCGAGCGGCCCGGCTCAACGACGGAGGCGGCTGCGGCTGCTCCGCGTGCAGTGGCGACCTTGGCGACAAGGAGGGAGAAGGGGTCCTCAGCGACAAAGAGGGAGGAGGGGTCCTCGTAGTCGGAGGCGACGGCAAGGAGTTTCTGGCACCCCGTGAGCTGCGGCCCGAGGAGCTAGTGGTCGGCTGGGTGACGATGGCCGAGTCACGCTACGACCTGGACATGCTGCTGACGATTGTGCTCGAGGCGATAGCGGCGCGTCATCGCAACGATGTGAGAGACGCACTCAAGAACGGCTGGCAGGCAGGCGAGCGAGACCGCATCTACAAGCAGTACCTGCAAGAGTACGAGGTTGCCCTAGCTAACAGCGCGACTAAGCTGCGCCAATCGGTGTTTGACGATGTGATTGACGAGGCGACCAAGTCGCTGCCTGATGCGCCTGCGTCAACGATGTCACCTGCGGAAGTGGTTGAAGCGAATGATGCTCTTGCCGGTGCAGCCAATGCTCAGTCGGCTCGAGCTGCGGCGCTGACTCAGACGGCTGCCGAGACCATCACCAACCGGGTGCAGACCGAGATTGAGAATGCGCTGCTTGCTGGTGCTGACCCTGCGTCATGGGTGAGCCGCATCACTCCCCTCGGCTTGCTGAGCTCAGCGACTGAAAGCCGCAACATGGTAGAGGCAGCGTCACGCATAGGCGCGTATGCACAGGCCCCGACGGCCGTTGGCGCGGTGCCTACCTTCGTGGTTCGCTCGAGCATTCCCGACGGCAACCGCTGCAGCGTCTGTGCAGCTGCAGACACAGGCGAGCGTGTGAAGGTAGCCGACTTTGTGACGCCGGGTGTCGGCCTTGAGCTGCCACCGTTGCCTGACCCAAACTGCCTCGGCGGTGCTGGTCGGTGTCGGTGCGGCTGGTTCGCCATCTACAGCCGCTAGTCTGGCGCGGGCTCATCGGTGATGTGGACCTCGTAGCCTCGGTTGATGAGCTGGATGACCTTGTACCGCTCCTTGTCGTCTCGGCCCATCTTGGCAAAGGCGACAGGGCCAACAGCCAGGAGGGTGGCGTGCCTCTGGTTGATGCGGCTGATTGCCTCGGCCTTGGCCTCTGGCGAAAGGGGGATGCCCCATGGCTTTGCAGGTGTGTCACTCATGATGGCCTCGAGGTGCAGTAGGTGCAGGTGCAGTCACGGAGCTTGTACTTGGATGCGGCCGAGCCGGTGCCGACCTCGACATCTAGGATTAGTCCAAGAGCGATAAGGTTGGCGATGTCGGCCCTGACGGCTTTTTCGCCCCAGTGCTCGATGTGGTTGGCAAGCCACCGAGGGGACGGGTGCATGAGGGGCTTCTGGTGGCAGATGAGCAAGGCGTCGAGGACCATGCGTTGTCGTCTGGTGAGAGTAACCAAAAGAATACCGCCCGTGTCGATGGTGCCGCACTAGCGCAGCGGTTGCCGCACTAGCACAGCGCGAACGCACTGCAAGGGGCTAGAAGTGGCTTGAGATACGGTGCAAAGAGAGGGGCATGCGTGCATCCCGTCTCAAGCTCAAGACTCAGCAGGTGAACCTCGGTGACGACACCGGGCTTCGCTGGGTGTCACTGTTGCCCGAGGGCAGCATCAATGCGCATGGCACCACCTGGCGCTTTGACGCAGCCGAGACAGATGCCGACAAGCTGCAGTTCCGGTTCGATGACGCGGTTGAGTCTCTCGAGCGTTGGCTGTCCGACTATGCTCCTGCGATTGCGGTAGAGCACAACAAGGACGGCACAGCGGCTGGCTACCTGCGTCGCATTGTGGTGCTGACCAAGGCCGAGGCTGCAACGCATGGCATCAAGCAGCCCAGCACGCGCATGATTTATGGCGGCCTCGACATCACGAGCCCCAAGTGGGCTGCGAAGTTCGATGCTGGTGAGGTGCCCTATGTGTCACCCAACATCAGGGCATGGGCAGGCACTGAGCTGGATGACAGCCCGAGCTACCCCTTTGCTATCGGTGAGGTCTCTTTCGTGACCATACCGCAAATCAAGTCACAACAGGTGCCCGTTGCAGACATGCGCGGCGTATCACTTTCAGAGGGTGCTAACATGGCGATGACCAAAGAAGATTGCGCTGCCTACTGTGCTGAGCTCGGCCTTGACGAGGCGGCGGCTACGGCTCTGATTGCCAAGCTGTTCCCCGAGCTGCACACCGAGGCGCACGCTGCCAACCCGGACCTCAACGAGGAGGCCGAGGCCATCGAGGCTGCGGCTGTTGCCGAGCTCGAAAAGGCCAAGGGCATTGAGGAGGCCGTTGAGGAGGTCGAGGCCGAGGAGTGCAAGGACGATGAGGCCCTGCTCTCCGAGGTCATCAAGCTCAAGCGTGAGCTGGCCGTTGCCAAGCGCACTGTTGCTCTGGCTTCCGTCCGCTCGGCGCTCGGCAACCGCAAGGTGAGCCCGGCCACCGAGTCGATGCTTGCTGACGCGTTTGTTGCCGGCAAGGGCAAGTTTGAGGCGCTCCTCGCTGACATCGCTCCTGGCACCTCGGTCAAGCCGTCGGTTGCTACGGCTCGCACGATTGCGCCGGTTGGTGTTGGCTCTCGTGAGGCCAACCTCGGTGAGGCTCTCAAGCCTGGCAGCAAGCACTTCGCCAACCTGTCTGACGACGACCAGTGGGCGCTCATCACGCAGCTTGCGACCAAGGAAAGCATCTCGGTCGGCCTCGCTGCCTCGTGGCTCTCGATGGGCCGCACGCCTGACTCGGTCCTCGAGATGAAATCGACTCGCGGTAGCAACTAACCAACCAACTGCCCATGACGGGCAAGGAGACTGACCATGGCTCTCGGACCCCTTACTTACAAGACCCCCGCACAGATTACCTCGATTGCTGCCGACCTGACGGGCAGCGAGGGCTGTGGCCTCACGCTCACCACCGCAACGCAGGGTCGCGTTGAGATTGCCAACGCTGCTACCGACCTGCCCTACGGCATCGTCGTTGTCGGTGCCGACTCGGTTGCCGGCGGTGCTGGCCCGATTGCTGCTGGCGCGCTCGAGATTGTCGACGCCACTGGTTGCGTCGTGCAGGTTCTTGCTGGCGCTGGCGCCATCACTGTCGGCCTCCCGCTCACGGTCAACGGCTCGGGAGAGTTTGTCACGGCGGCGTCGGCTGCAGCTGGAGACTGGGTCTGGGGCTATGCTCTGACGGCCGCTCCCGCTGGTGGACAGTTCCTCATGCGCTTCCAGCCGTACAAGGTTTACTCGCTTACATAAGCGATAAGGTTACCCAATGGCTCTCGGCGCAACGACATACAAGACCCCAAACATCATCAACCTGATTGGCGAGGACATGACTGCTAAGGAGGGTTGCGGTGTGTACCTTCCTAGTGCCAACGGTGTTGAGCTTGCCATCTTGGCTAGCCATTTTCCCTACGGCATCATCGTGACGGGCACCGACAGCCTGACGCCGGGCACCTACCCGTCGGCCATTGGTGACGCATCGCTCGAACTCGTGGACCAGCTGGGCTGCACCGTGCAGGTGCTCATCAGCTCCAACGGTGGCGTTTATGCAGGCGAACTTTTGCTCATAGACACAGCCGACGCTGACGGCACTTTTGTATCCGATTCCAATCAATCACCTAACGTTGGCGATTGGGTATGGGGCCTTGCCCTGACGGATGCCGCCGCAAGCGAGCAGTGCCTCATGCGCTTTCAACCGTACTTGGTCCAGGCCTAACCAAACAACTCTGCACCTTAGGGTGCGCAACCTCGAGGTCTCGTCATGGCTTATGCTTTCCCGTCAGTTGGCGTCAACACCGGTGGATTGCGTCCTGGTATTCTCCAGCGCATCAGCCTCTTCCGCACCGGCTCGTCCTCCAAGGTCGCAGCCGAGCTCTCTCCCGTCGTCAAGGTCGAGACGCGGCAGGGCTACTACCACTACTTCGCTGAGAATGATGCGCTGCTTCAGGCCGGTGGTGGTCAGGTCAGCAACCAGGTGCCGCAGCCGGTGAACTACGACACCCCGGCTATGCCCGGCGGTCTTCGTGTGACCTCGGCCGCGTACAACAGCTCGCTGTACCGCTGGGGCCACCAGATTCTGACGCTCAAGCAGATTGAGGAGTTCGCCCGTCGTGGCGAGGACATCCAGGCACGCTATGCTGAGAAGCTCGCGGTGCAGGGTGCCCAGCTTCACGCTGCGGTTGTCGGTGCTGCGCTCAACGACACGGCCAACTTCGCGTCCAACGGTGCCATCACCGGCGGCAGCACGGCTGCTGCGACGCTGCAGAAGGACTTCAACGACTTTCTCCTGGCGTCGGCTGCTGACGGCTGCGACATCGAGAGCGGCAAGTGGGTTGCGGCCTGCAATCTCGCGACTGCCAACATCCTCATGCAGAAGAATGAAGTCTTCCAGATGGGCTACGGCATCGCGTCCAAGTCGGACGGCACTGCACAGTACCGCGCTGGCGCTTCCGACATGAGCCAGCTCAACGCGTTCTTCGCGACCAAGCTCATCGTGCCGCTTGAGCTCAAGATTATGCCGCAGTACCTGCCGACCATCGCCACTCAGACTGGCTCGGTTGTCATGACCACGGGCAATGTCGCGCTCTTCAAGGTTGCCGAGGCCTATGGCGACTCGGGCTTCCTTCAGACGATGACCCCCGAGCCCAACGCTGCGCTCGGCCAGCTGTTCAGCTACTCGGCGTTCAACCCGGCTGGCGTCGGCATGTATGTCGAGTCTGACTTCGGCGTGACCGTCCTCGGCGGCACGGCCAACAAGTGGGCCCGTCTGGCCACCGGTCTCTCGTAGGCCACTGAGTTGGGGCGGGCTTCGGCTCGCCCTCCTCGAGTAGGGCTGGGTGCCCATCCCCCCGCCCAGTTCTACTCAAGGAGGAGTGCACCATGGCTATCTACACTTTCGGCATTGTGCGCGCTGACCTCGGCAGGCTTCTGCCCAAGATTGCGTTTGCCAACGACAGCACGCCAACCTCGGCACAGGCTGACAGCATCATCGAGGACCACGCAGCCGACATCAACGGCTTCTTGGTGGGCATGGGTGTGTCTCCCCAGGGGCTCGATGCACAGCCGACGGTGCCGATGTATCGGATGGCCGGCCGCTACATCCTGCTGAAGTTCGCTGCTGATGTGGTGCGCATGCGTAACCAGAACAGCAACACGGCAGCCGATGAATGGGACAAGCAGGCATACGAACTGATGGAGCGGTTGCGCAAGCTGCCGGGCGACATGGGCCCGACACGGCCGACGGGCACGACCTCGCCCAACATCCTGCACAGCAACGCTGACTACACGGCCGAGATTACGGCTAAGGTGCTCAACAGTGGTTCTCGTCTTGCAGTGAATGCCAACACCGATAAGATGTAGGCATGGCGACCTTCAAGATAACCATGAAAGACAACAGCCACGAGGGCATCTACCAGCTCGAGGCGGCCATTCGCAATGTGGGCGAGTGGAAGGACTTCTGGGGCAAGCCCGACGGCGAGATGAGCAAGGCATGGGCCGAGTCTCGGCGCGTCATGTTTGCGACGCAGGGCAGCAGCACGGGTCCCAAGTGGCCGGGCTACACTCGGCAGGAGCAGCGTTACTGGCTCCCCATCAAGCGGTGGTCTCTCGGTGTGAAGCGCATCGACCCGGGTGGCATCCTGCGTTGGAATGCCAAGCCACAGAGCACGACCAAGGGCACGCATGAGGTGCTGTGGCCGTCGATGTGTGTGCCCAACGCTACGGGCTATGTGTGGTCTGTGCAGGGCAACCATGTAGAGTGCGGCACCTCCATCCCGTATGCTCAGAACCACGACAAGGGCAATGGCTCGTACACGCGCAAGACCTCACGCAAGAAGAGTGGCGTGGTCACGGTGCCTACACCTAAGCGGCCTCTGGTTCGGTTTGGCGACACCTTCATAGACGCGGTGCGAGACCACATGAAGCGTCTGCCGATGAACATGGCAGGGGCCAAGGTAGGCATCACCGGCGCTGAGCTGTCGGCTCGGTTTCTGATGAGCGTCGGAGGCCGGCCATGAGTGCTGAGCTCTACTGGGGTCCACAGGTAGTAAGCGACACAGCGCGCTCTCTGGTGGTGGCCAACTGGCCGACGGTATGTGACGGCACCTTTCTGACTGGCATGGGCGTGCCGGGGATGCCATCGCCTGCTACGGCCAACATCTACACGAGCCGTCGTGCTCAATGGACGGCCGAGCAGCAGCCTGCCTTTGGCTTGACGGTGACTCGAACCACGAGCGAGATAATCGACGCTCTTGGCGCGATGGACCAGCTGCACGAGCTCGAGGTGTCGGTGAATGCCGACTGGGGCTACTACGATGGCAACGGTGATGCGCAGCCTCTGACGAGCACAGCACCGTTTACCGAGGAGGTCTACGAGACCTGCCTGCGCACCTACATCGAGGGCATCCTCATCATCTTGACCTCGCCTGTGTATGGGCTAGTCAACTACGATGCTCGCAACCTGAGCACACCTAACTTTGTGCAAACGGGCATCTTCAACTGCTTGCCTGGCTCAGGCGTGACACCGACCGATTTTGCCATCGGCCTCGATGACACTGGGCAGACAGTGATACAGCAAACCGTTCGAGCAACAATACTCGTCCACCAGCGACGGGGCATAGCGAGGTAGACCATGGCTCAAGTACTGAATGCGAGTAACACAAGCGGCGTATACATCAAGCTGGAGTCCACGCCTGGCACCCTTGTTGCGCCTGCCGGCTCTGACTTCGTGCCGACCGTTGGCACGCCTAAGTTTACTCCTCGTGGTGCAGGTATCATCCGTCGCGCCGACACGATGACGCCCTACGGTGGTGAGCTGGCAGCCAAGACGGGTGGTATCGGCTGGGACATCAGCTTTACGACCGAGCTGCTGTGGAACTTTAACACGGCCGAGGCCTTCACTGTCGACCCTACGACCTTGACCACTCCGTTGTATGCGCTGTTCCGGTCATGCCCGTTCAAGATTACGGGCAGTGGCGACGACTACAAGTTCATCAGCCAGGCTATCTACGACATCGCTGCTAGCCGCTCGCCCAACGCCTACTCGACCTCGACCTTCACCATCGTGTACGAGGAGACCCCGTCGGGCAAGAAGTACTCGGCAAGCGGCTGCGTGTGCATTCCCAAGTTCTCGTTTGAGGCTGGTGGCAAGCTGATGGTTGAGTGGTCCATCAAGGGCCAGTGGCAGCCTGTCGGCTCGGTGACCTCGCCAGGGCTGGTTCCGACCTATGTCTACACTCCACCTCTGGTCGGCACGGCCTGCACGCTGTCTGCTGCTGGTTCTATCACTGCCAACACCTGCGCTCTTGCCAAGGTTGCCTACGACCCGGGCTTTGCGCTGTCGGATGTGCTGGATGCCACTCAGACCTATGGCATGGGTATCGCCATGATTACCCTCACGAGCTCGCCGTCGATTGATGTTGAGGTTGCAGACTTGTCTGAGACATTGCAGCCAGACTGGACCGAGGCACAGGACAACAGTGTCGACACCAGTGGCTTGCTGGTGACTGTAGTGATTGCCGGTAATACCTCGGTGGTGTTCACTCTCGACCGGCCGCAGCTCATCCAGTGGCCGACACCGGGTGAGAGCAACGGGTACCGCAACATCGGGCTCAAGTTTGCTGGCATTGTCAACACGGGCTCGATTGCAAGCTCGAACGGCATTGGCAACATTGCTTTCAACTCGCCGTAAGGCACTCAAGGGGGATGGGATGATTGAGTTCAACGAGAATCTGTGGATTGAGGTAGAGGTCAAGGGCCAGAAGGGTCGGCTCTTGGTGCGTGAGCCAAACTCGCTCGAGGGTGCCCGGTACTACGGTGCTCTCGACAAGGTGCGGGGCCGGCTGCGTGCCGAGGATGAGGACGGCTCTGCGCTCGAGGCTCTGGTGCAGCTGCACATCACGCTGTTGACGGCCTGTGTGTCTGCCTCCGAGGGGTTTGCCCAGGAGCTCGACAAGGAGGCCACGCCGGCAGCACGGTCGGCATGGCTGGTCAAGATACCTTGGACCGACCTCGGCAACATCGCATCGGCGGTGGCGACGGCCGGCTACCCAAAAACCTAAGCCGTGTAGCGTGGCGAGACTTTGCCCGGCTGTCGCATGGCTTTCGATGCTGGGAGTGTCCAGACGCAACACGGCACGAGAGAGGCTGCACGATGGGATACAGGCAGGGTCTAGGTCACGAGGAGATGGAGGCCAAGCCGACCACCTGCCTCGTGCTCACGACCGAGCCTAGCGGCTTCTGGGAGGCCAACCGCATCGGCAAGTGGCTCGAGCGTGGTACACCTGCCGTCACGGCCCGAGACCTGACTCATTCGCAACTTGAGCTGGCTACCTTTGTGCAGTACGAACTGCAGGAGGGTGGTCGTCGGTACGAGGAGCGCAAGCGCAAGTCGGCCGAGCGTATAGCACAACTATTCGGCAAGGGCTGACCTCATGGCTAAGACGGTTGCAGAGATTGATGGCGACAGCAGTGGCCTAGTCAGCGAGCTTGGCAAGGCCAAGACAGCGATGGGTGGCGTGGAGGCTTCCGGCAAGAAGCTATCCGACCAGCTGCGTGATGTAGCCGACCAAGCTGATGTGGCGGCCGGCGCTCTCGTCAACAAGATTGGTGGCCCTGGTGCTATCAAGGCCATGGCAGGTGTGGGTGCAGCGTTCGTTGCAGCGGAAACCGCGCTGGGAGCTTTCACTAGTTCAATGAACGCGTTTGCATCGACGCAAGGTGCAGCTGGGCAGCAAGCAATGGCTGACCTTGACGCTGCGGTGAACGACCTACAAGGTCAGTTGTTCACGGCCGTCATGGGCACTGACGACATGGCCGAGGCAATGGACACGGTGGTCACCGTCGTCAAAGCAGCCACTCTTGTGGTTGAGGCATTGCTTTCGCCACTCAAGAGTTTTGTTGAACTTATACGGACACTTGCTGACAACAGTAGCGATGCAGAAATCTATCAGAAAAAGTTGGCTGTTGCAGAGCGTGATGGTGCCAAGGCTACTGATACAGCGTCCACAGCGTTAGTGACCTTGAATCAGAAGTATAAGGATGTTCAAGCAACGCTCATCAAGCTGCTCGGCACAAAAAAAGAGTCTGCACTCTTCGACTTGGACAACACAACCGCCGAGCTGATGAGCGTGCTGAGGACGGCAGAGGCTGCTGAGTTCAAAATGTTGAAAGCCAAGGGCGACCTTGCAGCTGACAGAGCGGAAATCGAAGCACGAGAAAATGCCGCTGACAGTGGTGAGGGCGGTGGAGCTGAGATGCTCGATGTCAACATTGACGCAGTGCGAGACGAGGCCAGACAAAAAGCCGTAGCACGGGCGGCGGCAGAAATGAAAGGCGACGATGAGCGCAAGAACCGGCTCATTGAAGGGCTGAAAGAAGTTGAAAGACAGCGCCAAGACATCATCTCTGGTCGGGTAAAAATTCCAGAAGATGATACAGTCACCACGACTGGCGGCGGTGGACCTGGGAAGCCAGAGAAGACGGCTGCCGAGATAGAGGCCGAGGAGCTCAAGGCCATCAACGACCTGCGGCTAGCCAACACCGAGGGCGAGAAACAGCACGCGATGGACCGGCTCAAGTGGGATGCCGAGCAGCGCGACATCGAGTTTGAGAAGAAGAAGGAGGCCCTCCAGAGGGTCACTGACTTTGCCAAGCAGATGGAGGATGAGGCAGCGGCCGAGCGCAAGGCAAAGGGCATCCTGACCGCCGAGGAGGAGGACACGCTGTACCAGGAGCGCAAGGCCAAGGCTTTGGCCTATGTGCAGGACCTCGCCGGGCAGGAGATTGGCATCTACATGCAGAACGCCGGCAAGCAGCTGGCTATCGGCAAGCTGTCGGCCAAGGCAGCGGCAGACATGGCACGCTCGCAGCTCGGCAATGTCATCATCGGTCAAGGTGACGAGGCTATGGCCAAGGCAGGCATCATGGCGGCCGCGCTCAATCCGATGGCTATCCCGATGGCGGCAGCCGGCCTTGCAGCCTATGCCATCGGTAACGCGATGATGCCGACGGTCAAGCCGACTGCAAGCTCGACACCTGCCACTGAGAAGCCAGCCGACGGTGGACAGGCAGCCAACAACAACTACTCTTTCAACATGCGCGTTGACTCGGTGTTTGCCGACGGCGAAAGCGTGGCCCGCCAGTTCGCCATGATGCAAGAGAGTGCCCGTGCACGCGGCCTGCTCATGCAAGGAGCCTGACAATGAACTTTCCTCTCATCACCTGGGCCGACACGGTTGGGCCTATCACGGTCAACAGCACAACCTTCAATGCACAAACGCGGTACGGCTTTGGCATCGTCAGCACCGCGCTCAAGACGGCAGCAGCCGACAGCATTGCAGACTACCTGCGCGACGCCATCAACACGGTGATAGGCGGTACCACGGTCACAACCACCACCTATGACTACACCGACGGTCCTGGCCCTGCCAACAGCCCACTCGGCATCACATGGGCATACACCACTGGCACGAACTTCACGGTTGACTTTGGCTCTGTAGCCATGGCCAACAAGTTTGGTTTTGATACTCAGACGGTGGTTTGGACTGCCGTAGCTACAAGCAAGACGACGACCATCAACCCGGGCATGTTCTGGGGCCCTGCTGGGTTGGCAGGTGATGTGCGGCGCATGATTAGCCAGCGAGCTGCATCGAGCTCAAGCGACATGAGCGGCCTGTCGACGGATGTGGTCAACTGGGGCGCGGTTGCCGACCTCGAGATGATGAGCACCATCTTCTGCGCAGCGAACTACACGCGGTGGTTTGCGGCCATCCAGATTTATGCCAACGCAGCCAACCGCCAAGTAACCGACCCCAACAACACGCTTGAGGGTCTCATCGAGGCAGCGGCCACAGGGGTGACCTTCCGGCTTTACCGTGAGGCAGCAACGGCTGCTGGCACGGTGCCGGGCACCTATCAGCGGTGCCGCATGCCAGGCGTCAGCAACAAGGGCTCTGCTGAGGAGTTTGTGGCGGCGGCCGACGAGCCGAGGCTGTGGTCCACGGCCGGCCTCGTCTTCCGGGGTGAGACCTAATGAGCAACCGTGTTGTAGTAGTCCGAATACTCGGTCTCAATCTTGCTGGCGAGCAGAGTGCGGCTGTGCTCACGACTCGTTTTCACCCAGACTACGATGACATCTTCAAGGGCACGGTGGTGTCTCTGTCTGACCAGCTCAGCAGCGAGATACAGGTGTTCGGCTCGATGGGCTCGGACAGCACTACAAGCTTCACGGTGCTGTCGACGGAGAACACCAAGAAGTTGTTGTTGAGCCGAGGCAAGCGGCCGGTCTTGGACCCTTCCAACCGCAACCAGCCAGTGCGGCTGACTGACTACATACCGCCTGACCCGGGCTCGGTGACCATACCTGTCGCTGACCCTAGCCTGTTCACGGTGGACAACCAGTACCGAGTGCAGAACACGGTTTTCAGAATCACGAGCAACAGCCCTACGCTGATTGGCTACCGCGTGCAGGGTTGCGCGCCTGTGCCCATTCCGATGTCGTTAGAGTCATCGCTTACGCTCATTGGCTCAATCATCTACGACCTCAACGATGACAGCCCGCTCGGTGGTTGCGAGCAGCTGCCGGTAGAGATTGAGACGATAGACCTCGACAGCAGCGTGCCCGAAATCATCTTTCGCGGCTACATCAACAAGGTGAGCAACGACACCTCGGCAGGGCAGCAGAACCTCATCAAGGTCGATTGCTCGAGCCTCATGGCCTACATCAAGTCGGCACCGTTTGTGCCGGCATGGGGCAATGTCTCGGTGCAGCTTCTCGCTGGCATGGGCACTGTTATTGACCATGAGGGTGCAGAGACCCTTTCAAGGGCTTATGTGCAGACCAGCTGGTCAAACGGGCTCTACGGCCCTCTGTACGACCCTGGTGCGCCTGTCACAGGGTCAACAGTGTCGACGCTCTGGCAGGTGAGGAAAGAGGGCTTTGGCGGCATCGGTCTGGCCGACATCATAAGCCAGCCAGGCTATGTGGTAATCTCGAGCGAGTATGGCATCGCCTACTCTGGCACAGCGACAGTCAGAGACAATGGCTACCGCATGGTGTTCAGCGACGGCTACTATGCCGATGGCAACCTTGGGCCAACGCTCAACTTTGGCGTCGACATTCAAGCGATACCGCAAGACGAGCGAGACACTGGTCAAGGTAGCGCCTATTATCGCAATCGAGTGCAAAACGAACAGCCTGGCATTCGTGGCGAGAACTGCATTGAGGCGCTCAACCTTGCCAATCTCATCACCGACTTGTTGCTGGGCACCTACAACCAAGACACCACCTATGCCACCGGCGCTAGGTCGGCAAGCGAGGCGGCATGGCTACCGTTTCCGGTGGCAAGCTGGACTGACCTCATTGACGCATCAAGCCTCAATGCGGTGGCCATCGGCCTGCAAAGTCCTGATGTGCCAATCATCAACGCCTATGGCAGCATTTCGCTGAGTGATGACTACTCGACGGTGCTGCCCTACCAGCACACCTCGGTCAAGACGGTCGGTGAGGTGCTTGACCAGATACTCAAGCGTCTCGGCGCTTACATGGTCTACGACAAAGGCAAGTTCTATTTTGGCTCATGGGCCGGCGCTCGGCAGACGCCCATCTTTGTCAACGACTCGACCTTATCAGACCCAAGCATCAAGCTGACATTTGACCGAAACTTGAGCATCATGCGGGTCAATGCCAAGTATTGCGTCGACATGAGCGACAAAGCCACGGTCGTGGAAGTGCCTTTCCAGAACACCGACCTAGCCAACTCTGGCTTGGGCAAGACTACCACAGTCGGCCATTGGCAAACCCTGTTTAGACCTCCAAACGCGCCCGACTGGGGCCGTAGCAAGATGATGGCCAACGCCTTTGGTCTGGTCATGCGGTACAGCCAGAGCGCAGCCCGGGTGGACCTGTCGCTGCGTGACTCTGAGGCCGACCTAAGCATCGGGCAGGAGGTGGCGCTCTCAAGCGACTTCTTGGTCAACAGTGACGGCGAGATGGGTATCTCGCTGCTGACGGGCTATGTGCTGAAAGCAGCGCGCTCGTGGCAGACACCGACGACGGCCTACACCCTCATCTTGCCCGGCTATGTGTCACCGACGGCGAATGTCTCGGTTTGGTCCTGCTCTGGCCTCGTGACCGATGTGCCAGGTGGAGACCTTATCGAGATTGACGCTAACTTCTTTACGGCACCACCTATCAGCGCATCACCTGGTGCGCCTGCTACCGACGCTGCTGCGTTCACCCGCACACATGACATCATTGGCTCTTGGTACGATGTGCAGCTGCTCGACCAGTACGGCACGCTCAAGTATCAAGGTGCGCTGACGAATGTGATTGGCAACGACCTCGAACTGCCGGGCTTCGATACCTATGCTGTTGCGGGCGACATCATCGTGCTGGCACCTGCCACTACTTTTAGTGCTGGAGACCTTGCTGCTATCTGGGATGTGTTCCAAGCCGATGGCGCAGGGCAGGTGTCTGGCTCAACTGACTATGCTCGACAGTGGGTGCGCTAATGGGATGGTTCAAGCTCGATGACGACCTTACGCAGCAAGACGAGCCCTTGTCGGCTTTCCTCGGCTACGGCCTCACTCGCAATGTGAATGCATACCCGTCGGAGTTGCGCCGGCTTGGCACCTTTGCCTACCCGACTACCTCGGCGGGTGCTGCCAAGGTCAAGTGGGCCTCGTATTCGGAGCCGAGAGGCACCGTGCTCACCGTCGATGTGGGCATCAACGCAACCGACTTTGTGTTCAAGGTGTTCTACAAGACCACCAACGCAGCCCTCGGCGGCAAGCTCTATGTGCGGCACCTCGACAGCGGTGCTCAGGTGCAGGTTGCAGTGGCTGGCAGTGCCTCGCCAACCACGGTAGAGGTGCCTTTCACCACAACCCAGCCGCTATCTGGCTTGCAGGGCTTCATGGTTGGCTGGCAGAGCGATGTCAGCGAATCAACAGTAGGCGATGTCGAGCTCGCTGGTGCCGTCGGTAATCAGGTGTTCTGTGAGCCAGCAGCTGGGGCATACCCGTTCACGCTGACGACTGGCTACTATGAGATGTACCACCTGCTCAAGTTGGACACGGTCAACCTTCGGCCAGCACCAGCGGCTGGTGCGTTGCGCAACTACCAGGTGTGCGCCTTTCGACATAACATCAGCAGTCAGCGGCCCCCCCATGGCGTGCTGCTCATCTGGCCTGAGATAGAGATACAGCCAGCCGTCCTGCCGACTGAAAGCACCGGTGGTGGTGGAACCAAGCCGACAGCCGGCATCTACGAGCTCGGCCGCATTGAGCTGTTCTCCATCACGGTAGAGGTGGCGCGGGCCTTGGACCAAGGGTTGCAAAAGCCTTTGGTCTATCAGCAGACGACCATCATCAACGAGCTCAACAACCAAATCAACGCGTCGATGATGGAGCTGCAGCCTGATGCCGGCAGTCTGCTCACCAGCGGCGGCTACCTCGGCTGCGTGCTTCCGGCTGGCGAGGAGGCCACCTTTGCCTTCTTTGTCCAAACTCTCGACTCGGTGCAGCAGCTGCTCGTCAGTTTTCAATGCGTGACATACAACGGCGAGCAAACAAGTTTCCCTGACATCAACTTTGGCGTGCGGGACTACCAGGGCAACACGGTCGGCCTCGACATTACCTATACTGAGGTCTCTGTGCCTCGGTTTGGGGCGCAACGAACACGAGGCCGAGAACCTTCCAACACGGTCTA